AATAATATTGACTCTTTACCACTATTTGTATTTACTACTACTTTTTTAGTATCTACATTAACTGAATCAATACTATTTAAATTGATGGATTTGACGGAATTGAATAATATTGAATCCTTATTAGAAACAAATAATAACCTACCAGATTTTAATATTTGTTGGGGGTGGTTATATTCTTCAGGGGATGTAGGGGCGTTATCATAAGACTCATAGTTTGTACTAGGAGTTTCAATTGGAATTTTTTGGGTGGAGGTTAAATAAGTTGTGGATTCATCCTTATTTATATCTTCAATTTGGGGTAACCAGGGATCTCTATTATCCTCATATTGGCTATTTCGTATAATAGTAATAGGATCACCATTATTACCTGATTTTGACCAAGGATTTTCTATATTACTATCCCCTACAGTACTTCCAAACCTTATTGACTGACCCCATCTACCTTCGTGAAATATATCACCTTCAAAGGGTAGAAGAGTTCTAATGTTAGATCTTTCTTTAAAAGTATTCCCCAATTCAATTTCTTCCCCTGTAGTACTTTGGGGTTGTGGTTGACCTGCTTCTGATTTATTATATTTTTCTTGATTTGAAGGGGAATCATTATGGATGGGGTCTGGAATAGCATTATGATGATTACTATTCCAAATATTGACAGGTTGGAAATAATAATAGGAAACATTATTTACACTTCCCTGGATATGGTTATTAGGAAGAGAAACAATATAAACTATTTCATTTTTTAAGGGATAAATCTTAGTATTAGGAAATAGGGGTTTGGCAAAATTATCATATTCAAATCCACCACCATCAGGTTCAGTTATATTGGAAAAGAAGATAGATCCTATTGAAGACCATTCTCCAAACCTATTAAATATTTCTTTTTCAGTTAGATCATCTAAGATTACAAAACTAACCCTAGAGGCAAATATATTATTATTATTATATTGTTGAGAGGGTGGGTTTGGGGATAATATTGATGCAAATCCTCTATTCAGGTTCTTCATTATCTTGGTTTAATTTTTTATATTTATCCCCAATATCTCCCATATCCTGCAATAATTGGTCTTTTTCAGTTTGTGATAAACCTACCCCACCTTCTTCACCATTTCCCTGAATGAGTCTCTGTACAATTGTTGCCATTTTAATTAAATGTTCGTTATTTTTTATACCCATATCCAGGTATTCCTTAAGTAAGGGAACAATTAAAGTAGCATCACCAATTTCTTGAATTAAGGGTTTTAATTCATTTATAAGACCTGTGATTTGATTCTTTTTCTCTATTTGATTATCATAAATTTCCGATAATATATCAGAGAATCTTTTATTATTGAATATGATGTCATCTGTTGAAAGCATAAGGGAATTTTATTATAAATACTTTAAGAGGGGAATTTACCATACTCATTAAAATACTTATATTTTTCCTTAAAAACTCCACCTAAAATCTTAGAAACCTTAGTTATGTGAGTTGTTTTGACATCAATCATTTCCCTAATGTAAATATAAAGTGCCTTTTTATTGAAGATACTAATATCATCTCTTTTACGAAATAATTCTAGAACACAATCAGCTACTTTAATATCTCGTTCCTTCGAAAAAATATTTTTCAAATTTTCAGAACAATATTGAACCCATCTATCTACAAAATATGCAAGTCTTTCTTTAGGGTCTATTAATTCTGAATTATTCCAATCAAAATCTTCATTATAGGCTACTTTATCTTCATAATGGTTAATGTATATTACTTCATTATCATCACTAAAAGTTGGAACATCATTTACAATACTATTGATTGAAAGACTATTAATTGTCTTTTTATAATTTTTATCATTATAAACAATCAGATAATTCTTAACTATAGTACCAAAGTATGAATATGCTTTTGCTCCTCGACTTGGGTCAAATAAATGCAATTTATCAAGAAGAAAGGTGATTATTTCATGTTGTAGGTCTTCTAAATTTTCTACATCTGTATTGTAGAATTTAAAAGTATGAATAATATTTTCGGTGAGTTTATAAAAAGGGTAGTGAATGTGGGTTTGGTAAATATCACTTCTTACTTCAGGATCATCTGTATTATTATATTTTACAATTGCCTCTTCTGTTTCGGAAGTAAAATAATTTCGTTTTTGTTTACCCTTTTTATGTTTTGCTATAATTGCATCCATAAAGTTTTATTTCAATTCAAGTTTAAATTCATTCAGGATAGTTTGAATATCCTTAATATTTTTAAAGAAAAACCCGATTTCATCATCGCTTTGAAAAGAACCTTTATGGTCTAATTTTTTAATTGCACCATCACTTAATTCAATAACCTGTGATATTCTTTCAAGATATGATAAGTATCCTGCTAAAATTTCACTTTTTGCATCTTCGGAATCTTCATATTTTTCAACTTTTCTAGTAAGATTGGTTATAACATACCCACATACGAGAAGGAAAAGGAGAAGAACTCCACAAGCTATTCCTAAAACTATTTCCATAATTTATAAGTTATCTAACATCCCCTGTAAACCTGAGCTTCCAACACTACTTAAAGCCTTTTGAGATGTTTTATGTTTTTTAGAAGATTGTACCTTTGGGGAATTTGCCTCTGGTCCTGAAAATTTAGGTAACCATTCAATTTCAAATTCAATTCTAGCAGCCATCAAATCAGCCATATGAAGAATATATGGAAGAGATGTTCTTGGTTTTTGTTCAGGCCCCCAAGGCATTAAATATTTCTTATTTGCCTCATCAAACAAACCATCATGTGTTTGGATTGCTATCATTTCATTGAAGGAATATTGAATTCCATTAGATTGTAACCAAAAAAGACTACGGTCTGGAACGGCTGCAAATGGTAATTCTTTATTAAAGGTGTAATCTTCACCTAATTTTTCTTTCCTCCATTGATCTGTTTGAGGGATATATGAATCATGGTTTTCATCACCTAATTTACCAAGGTCATGGTTAATTGCAGAGAAAATTAATTCTTCAAGGGTAAAGGTTGAATCATCAACCCCTTCTTCTACCCATATTTCATACTGGTGAAGAGCACACCTTACCACCCTATTAACATGATCAACATATCCTCCGGGATAGGCAGAATGATATTCTTTTTTATGTGATGCGGGCATCATAATAAGACGAGCTTCATGTTCTGTATAAAATTGGGTAAGGGCTTCCCCCCTTTCACCTGGAATATATTTGATTATATTATTTATAAAGGTTTCCCAATTACCCTGTATTTGTTCTGGAGTTAACATAAATTATAGTTTGTTTTCATCATTAGTGAATGGTTCTCTTTCAATTTGTGTTTTCAGATCTTCACAATAATTATTAATTAATTCTAGTTCAGCTTTAATTAAACGTGGATCTTGACCTTGTCCCAATAACATTGTAATAACCGGGAGACGGTTTTGGATTCTTTCTACTGTGGCATTATAATAGTTACGATTTCTCATTTTTTATAAATCTTTATAAATTTTAAAATAATTTTTTTATTCATTCTTAATACCTTATTCCCTTTTTTCTCTCATCCATTTAATCAAATCATTCATATTTGAGAAGTTATAAAAAATATCTTGCTTCTCCAAATTTTTTAGTGGGAGTCTTCAAAGAAATCGAATATTTTTTTTAGGTGAGCACATCTTTCATATTCTTCCTCATCTTCGTAGTAAGATAATCCAATTTTTAGTGATTTAATCAAATCAGAATTTTCTAGCATTAATAAGGTATCTTGACAGGTTTTATTATTTGGATCAACATCCGAAATATAACCCCACGCCCGATTCAGAGTGAATGATTTATTGACTTTTTTAAATTTTTCTTCATCAAACCCTTCTTCATCCACATTTGCTAGACTTTCAATAATCTTATTATTCAGATATTCGATATTCAAAACATATTTCTTGAACATGGTTATCTTATATAGAGGAGTTTTGCTATAATCAATTAAAGTAGGCTTCTCCTCTTCATTTTCAAATAAATTGAAGATTTTATCAGGAGGGATCATATTTATAAATATCTAAATATCCCATTCCATCATACCCTCTAAGAAGAATTCCATAGGGCTAGCTGTGGGGTCATTACTTTCTTTTGCAGCTTCAATTGCCCCCCAAATTACCTCTGCTTGTAAACCATATTGTTCTACCCTTTTAACCATATCAATGAATGTAGGGGGCATTGTTTCGTAATTTTGTTT